GACGAAGTGGGTTACTCGTTGCGTTGGAAAGCTGTAGTGCCGGACCAGACAGAACAAGTGTTACGCCAGGTGGCAGACAAGTTTCCTGGTGCATCAGTAGTTACTGACGAAGAACCGTTCTGACATGTCGCTGCATAGGGGCGCAGAAATACTTGGTGAAGCACACCGTTTAATCACGGGTCCACGCCAACAACAGTATGACCACCCGCTAGAGGACTACACGAAAGTTGTGGAAATCTTCTACGGGTTGACGGGCATAGAACTAACCGTGCAAGAAGCGTTGTGTTTCATGGTTGCCGTTAAGATGGCTCGACTCAGAACGTCACGTGAACGCGGGCAGCTGCACCACGACTCGTTAGTGGACGCTATCGGGTATTTGGGGTGCATGAACATGGTGGAGAAAGCATGAGATTCGGAAGCCTGTTCGCCGGTGTCGGCGGTTTCGACATCGGTTTAGAAGCCGCAGGATGGGAATGTGGGTGGCAAGTTGAATGGGATAAAAACTGTCAACAAACCCTCTCGCACCATTGGCCGGATGTACCCAAATGGCTAGACGTTAGTGACGTTAACGGCGCAGAGTTACCGCCCGTTGATGTAATCACTTTCGGTTCACCCTGCCAAGACCTATCTGTTGCTGGCAAACGTGCCGGTATACAACAAGAAGGTGGCAGGTCTAACCTATTTTTTGAAGCAACCAGAATCATTAAGGAGATGAGAGATGCAACAGCCGGAGTTAGCCCTAGATGGGCTATATGGGAAAACGTCCCAGGAGCTTTCACTAGCGGAACAGGTGACGACTTTGAGGCAGTCCTCAAAGAAATGGCAAACTTGGGGGCAAGTCTCGTTGAATGGGCAACCTTGGATGCGCAGTTCTTCGGAGTACCCCAACGTCGAAGAAGAGTTTTCGTCATCGCTTGTTTCGATACTGCAATCTCCGACAGAGGTGGCAGACCGATACTTGCTATCTCCGAAGGCAGCCGAAGGAATACTTCGAAGGGCAAACAAACGAGACAAAGTGTTACCAATGAGACTCCAGCAAGCGTTGGAACAGGTAGCGAACTTGGAAGTGGAAAAACAATAGCGAACTGCATACCAGCGTCCCTATACCACAAGTCAACTGTCGTAAACCAAGACGTTAATAATGGTCATGTTGTTGTTGTAGACAACCCTATTGTCGGTTCACTCCAAGCCCGTGACTATAAAGGCGTAGGCAACCAATATGTGATGGAGAACAAACTTGTGGTACACAAAACGCCGCCGAGCGCAGAATAATGAAGATTACGAAACGTGGATTGAAGGCGGGGTATGTCCTACCTTGAACGCTTTTGACAATACTGGCGATAGTCGCGCAACCGTAATTGTGTTCCAGCCAGGCACAATGGTCAGGTTAAACGGCGGCATATGGGAAGGGATAGTACCCACTTTGAGAGCTGAAGCAAAACGTGGCGACAACGAACCGCATCTAGTAATTTTTGACAACTCTTACCGTGATGGTATCCGTATACAAAAAGGTGAAACAACTAACACCCTTTCCGCAAAGATGGGGTCGGGAGGGAACAACGTGCCATTCGTAGCGCAAACAATACCGATACAAGATGGGAGAGAAATGGAAAAGAAACAAAACGGTTTAGGTATCGGCCAAGAAGGCGACCCGTCATACACGCTCGACCAAACAGGCGCACAAGCTGTTGCCTATTCGATACGTGAAGATGCTAAAGCAAACAACTTTTCGGCAACAGAAATAGAAACCGCCAGGTCACTATCATCATTGCGTCCATCAGTACAATCACACCACGCACAAACGTTCATTGCCGAACCAACAATGCAGGTACGCAGACTCACACCAGTAGAGTGTGAACGTTTAATGGGGTGGGCCGATAACCATACCCTGCACCGTGCCGACGGCAAAATAAACAGTGACACCACCAGGTACAAAATGTGCGGGAACGGTGTGGCATCACCCGTAGCGCAATGGATAGCAGAACAAATAGACATAGCCGAAAATGGCTTGTGACCATTGCGGAACAGTAACTAAAGCACTCACCACCTGGACCCCTAACCAGGTGGCTGAGTGTGAATGTTTATGCCATGAAGCAAAAAGATATAAACCTATAAAAAAAGTTCGTAAAGGGGCTAAGAAATGAATAGATATTGGCGTGAAGAAGCAGCTTGTAAAGGCGCTAACACTAAACTGTTCTACGGTGAACGTGGCAAAGGCAAAACAATATATAAAGAAGCCAAAAAATATTGTGAAGAATGTCCTGTACTCGCTGACTGTTTCCAGTTTGTTATGGAAGCAGAAATACATTCCGGTCATTACCGCCACGGATATTTTGCTGGCATGACCCCCCTGCAACGTGAACATTATCAACGGCAACGGAACAGTAACGTTCATGCGTCTTGAATGGGAAGAAAAAGCTGCCTGCAAAGGCGCACCTGTAGAAACTTTTTTCCCCGAAATAAACGGCGACAAAACAGATAACCCTTGGTTGCCGGCCCGAAACTATTGTGGCCAATGCACGGTCAAAAAACAATGTCTCGATGCGGCATTAAAATATGAACAGCCCATACTGATGCGGTTCGGCATGTGGGGTGGGCAAACACCAACAGAACGTGGTGTCACAGCCTCTAAACGTGGCAGAAAAACATACAACCTTTAGCGATATGAAGTCGTTCAACTAGCGACGGGGTGGGTGGGCAAAAAAATATAGCCGCGCATCACCGCGCCGGAAGGGGGTACGGCACGGGAGCGCAGCTACGTGACAACACTATAGCAGCTGGCTCTACAATTCCACCACCATTAACGTCGATGAATATGTTGCCAGGCCGCACCCCGCTATGGCGCTACTAGCCGCATTAAAAGTAGTGTGCCGATACGCCAGGCCGACACGCCTATCGTATTTGTGGCCGTCACGATAATACGGACCGCGCCAGTATTCACGGATAATACCGCCCAACATTCTTACAACAACATACTGTCTACGTTTACGCCGATACCGTGGAAACGAAATAGCCCTACCCGCACGTGCAATACCCCGCAAGGTATCACCGGCAAGTAGGGCTACCGTCGATGTTTCAATATGGCGTAATAGTTTATTGCTCACTGCCCAACACGGGCGTGTTGCGGGCCTGCACCTGCATGTTAAACACGGGCGTAAGTTTGCCAGGTTTAACCCCGCTACTGCTCACTAAAGGCATGACATACAGCTCTACAGTGAGTGCCATATAGCCTGGCTCTCTCATATCACGGGCATATTTCATGGCGTAATCAGTAACGTGCGGCGGGATAACCCCACCTTTAACGCCCCGATTATCGGACGCTATTACTTGCTCACCCAATATAACTAGGCCGTCACTAACGCTAATGCGATAATGTTTCATTGGTATACCCGCCAATTATTATCGTTAATTAATTGTGCCGCTACAACGCCATTACCATTACACTCTGCCAAATGGGCGACCCGTTTAAGAGTGTCAAAAATTGACTCAACAACGTCATCGAGAGTAATTTTTATGTCGCCGGCAGAACGATTATCTTCTAAAAGTTGGGCAACTACACTCTCTACGTCGAAACTAATTTTTAACGTAGCGTGAATGTTGTATATTTCCTGGCCGCTATTGTCGGTAAAAGTTATTTTGCTCATCAGTAAAGACCCCATTTTTCACGTTGCTCATCGGTCACGGCCCGCAACACTGAGCTGCTACCCGTCGGGGCATCATGGTGGCTCAGTGAGTATTCAATACGGTCACTAAACACGGTATAGCGCATAGTCCACTCACCGTTTACCGTCATGCCCCGTAACATTTCTTCTACCGTTTTTGCATGAAACATGCCAGACACTTGCCTATCCCATAGTTTCAAGTTTTCTGCACGCCACCAATTAGTTTCGTTACTGTCACGTAACTCTTCAATATCTGTAGAGAATTCTTCTAATGCCCATTCCCAACAATTACCGTAACATTCTGCTGCCGGTTCATTAGTGTATTCACCAATAGTGTCGTCATAGTCCATACAAGTACAACTACTTGACATATGGCCCGTAAACGTTTCCATCTTATTCATATATCCCCTATTCATATAATTCCCCACCCGAATTAGTGGAAGAATAGTATGCGGCAAGTGTTGCGAACACTTGAAACGGTAACGCTACCCCGCATGAACCTAGCTCTACTTGTAAACGATTACCGCGCCAGATGACTCTAAACCATCACGGCAAGTAGCGCACAAGTACGCCCCGCCCGCATCAGTAACATGCCCGTCAATGGTTCGATGCCACGTAGCGTAAGCAGTAGCAGGGTAATGTTTGCACCCCTGGCATATCGGCAACGTCACGGGCCTTAGAATATCTGCCGCAATATTTGCCATAACATTATGAATATTCACTATGACCCCCTAACAATGTTAATGCCGTTACCCTGGCAGTATTCACGAAACAATGCGATAGCTACACGCTTAGGGTAGCCGTAGTATTGGCGAGACAATAACCATGCCCCGCCACCATCATTAACCAACGCCGAAACAACGTAATGGCCAGACACTCTATTTCGTTCTGCCGTAACCATTATTTGCCCCCCCGTTGTGGCATCACAACACCCGTAAACGTGCCGTAATCGTTGGCCGAAACAATACGGCCTGGTTTAGCCGCATGAATACTCTCAACGGTAATAGGTGAATCTTTACCCGCCCACAATGTCGCCGCGTCGACAAGACCC